CCGTGTCAGAAGATCGTTTACCACTTTTCGTTCTCCATTTCTGCTGAGTCCAAGCCTTGAGGGACTGTTGTGGGGCTTTCAATCGCGGTATCCCCCGCCTTTGGCCTTATAACTCTTGGCAAGCAACTGTGCTTTTCTCGCGCTCCATTGCCCTGCTGCAGTGCCCTGCACAGCCCGTCCCTTGATCGACTTGAAGAGGCTCTCGCGCATACCCGGCTTGGTGTAGTTCCCGGCCTGATTGACCTTGCTCTTCACCTTGCCGCCCTTGGCATGACGAATCGGCTCACCCGTGCCAATCACGGGCTTATCGTCCCCACGGCGCTTAGCGCGGGGGATCTTGCTCGGAGCCATAGCGCCCATGCCTCGGGATGGCATCATTAGACAAATTTCCCGCGAGTCTTGCCCTTGGTCGCGCAGCCATCAGCACGCTTGGAAGCGGAGGAGACGGAGCCGCCACGCTTAAACATCGGCTGGCGCTTTGCACGCTCAGCGGCTTCACGCATCTGCCGATCTTTGTCCGCCTGTTCCTTATCTTTAACAGCCTGCTCCAGACGAAGCAGCCTCACGAGACGCAGCCCGACGACGGCGCTCAGCAGCAGCAGCCTCAGCCTCTTTTTGAGCACGACGCTGAGCCGCCAAGAACTCCCGCCGGTCTTCGCTATCCGGCGGAGGCATCGCCTCGTTAGGAAGTCGTTTCGCACTCGCCATTAGCAGGTTCCACCGTAGCGCATTTTGACCATCTTGCCCTTGGTCTTGCCCTTGTGGGCAATGCCGTCAGCACGGCTAGAAGCCGAGCCGCCACCGGACATCTTCTTCATGCCACGCATCTCAGACATCTCGTGCTTGAGCATCGACTTCGGAGCGCCCTTCTTCTTCATGAACGACACTTCCTTCTTCATCATAGCCTTGGACTCTTTCATTTCGATTTACTCCTAAATTTACGGCCTTTGTCGGCCTTGGTGAATTCCTTCGCCACTTTAGCCGGGACCCCGACTTTTTTAGCAAAGGCTGGGTTATGAGCAGCAGCCCTCATCAGATTGGCCTGCGCTTTGGACTTACTAGGCACGGTGCTGCTCTACCAACCGGTCAATCTTCTGCTCAAGTCGGTCAAGCCGGTCCATGAGCATCTGCGAGTCAGCACGAACTTCAACGCGGGTGATGTGGTCCCGCGCAACTTCTTCACGGGTCTTGTTGACCAAAATTCCGATACGATGGATTTCGTCAGACTTTTCTTTCATCACGTACCCAATAAAAGCGAGTACGGCAGTCAGGGCTATATTCCAGATCAGGATGTCCATCTCAGCACTTCCACGCCCTGAGCGACTTGTTGATCCGGCTGTCAGGGTCGTTGGCCGTCTTGGCACTCGTGAGTTTGCGCTTCATGCCCTTCATACGGGCACAGAACGAATCCCGACGAGAACCACCTTCAGGCTGAGGACGCTTGAGACCCGGCTTACCCGGATTGGCTTTGTTATAAGACGCCCTGCCTTTGGCATTCAAACCGCCAGCAGGGTTCTTACCTTCCTTGCGCTGCCACGCAGGAGACTTAGGCATAGAACACCATCACCGAAGCAATGGTCGAGACATCCACATACACGTCGGTCAAGAACAACAGTCC